GCACATTCTCTATCACTGTGAAAGCAGCAAGGATCATAGCGGGTGACATCTTCTTGTCAAACTTCCCGTAATCACCGGCCACAATTCGGTCTTCACCAAACGTGGTCAAGTAATCACGGAAGCGTTCCCACTCGAGACTCTGAACTACGCATCCTGGCGCAGCTTCAAAAAGCTCCTGGTTCTCTTGCATCACCTTAACGAAGCCGAGGGTGTACTTTCGCACAACCATCGACCACGCTGCAGGTGAACCGGTAAAAACTCGGATCTTACCAGCGGCCACTTTATCTTCGTGGCGTGATTCATCCTTCAGTTGTCCGGAGTACACAGGACAAGCACGGATGCCTTGAGCATAAAGCTCTTCAATTCTCTTCACTTCTGCCACAATCCGTGGCCAAAAGCGCTTCCCTTCCGGGTTGTCCTCGGTCGGATCCGGGAGAATGAAGTGTCGCTTACTCTTGCAAATAGGTTCCCCCATCGACGTGTTGAAATTAATCTTGTCGATGAATCGGACTCCTGCCATGCCATTGACTGACGCGTAGTCGGTTAGAGGTTGCAGATGCAACTTATCCTGTTCGCCCAATCCCGCACAAATGTCAGCACTAAAGGAGCTGACGGCCTCACACAAGTCCCCAGTGGGGATATTGTGCTCCTGCTCAAGAACATCTTTGTAAGCCAGGTGCCACGGTCGCCAATCATTCAAGATCGGAGCAACGTATGGAATCACCCAACCACGCTCTGCTTTGATGGTGTCTCCAAGCAATGTTGGCGCAACCTTGGATCTGGGCTTCGGTCGGAAACCCGCGAAAGATCCAAAGCACGACACAGTACCCTTCTCTAACCATCGCAGAGGCGATTTCTCGTGCAGTGGTCCTAAGACCTTCTTTGCTTCACACAGCTCGAATTTCGGCACACCTGATTGAATCAGTGGCCGATCGAACTTTCGACGCGCGTCTTCCAAATGGGCGCGCGTGAGAGAGACAGCATACGCAGTGTTTGCATGTCCTCCCAACTGATGAAGCCCCAAAACACACACCTGTGGCTCGGTCATGATGAGGATGGTTCCACAATCTCCATTGATCGTGTCTTCCTCAACTGAACCAGTCCAGTAGACGTAGTCTCGTTCATGCTGTGGGCAGTAGGCCTTGGTCTTAACACAAGCCTTCAATACCCGATCCGTCATAATCATGCTACGGCTATACCCGATGTAATGCGCGCGCGCCTTTACTGAGTAGTCTTGGCCGACCAACAGGCTGGTGAGATCTCTGCGGACATCTGCCGCTTTCACCTCAAACCAAACCAAATCGGAATCTTCTTGACGGTGGAGGTCAACCTCCGTGAGCTCAAACTTGACATTTCTGTTAACTCCGTTGGCTTCACCATCGATCAACAAGTGCACTCGGTACTTGTCCATCTTTGGGAACAAATGGTTATTGGACACCCACAGGCGTCCGCCAACACAAAATGCGTTGCCAGGAATCGACATGTTGTCTCCCTCGACTTGAATTCGCGCACAGTTTCTCGCAACAATGTTCGCTGCTTGATCGTGTGGCAAACTAGCCAAGTTCATCATCTGCGGAGTAACGTCAAAAGACGTGACAATATAATCGTCACGCTTCCACACGTTCTCCTTCTCAGTTCGCTGGAAGTTAGTAATTGGCGCACTCATGCGCAAACCCTGCTGTTCTCCTCGAATCTCCACGGGCTTGAATGCTTGGTACACACTGGCTGCAATCGCCATCGTACCTAGCACTCCAATCGCTATTTTCCACTTGCGGGGGATCGCAATACCTTGTCGCAACTTGCCCAGCGTCTCAAACATCTGACGCGAGCAAGACTGCCGACTCATGTACTTGACCATGGCCCAACAAACAAACCGTTGAACTGTAGTGTTCTGCATTAT